CGCAGCAGACCAAAAGAGGGAGGCACAGGTCAAAGAACGCCAACGCAAGGAAGCAGAAGCCACCCAAAAGCGTTTGGAGCGGTTGAGAGAGGAGAACAACGCCATCATCAAGTTCGTAGAGGACCTGAACCTGCAACTCTACGAAATGGAGTTGGATAGGTTGAGCGAGCAGGAGCAACTGCAAATCAAAGCGATGCAAGCCGAAGCACAAAGGCGGATGCAGGTAGACACGGCTGACGCAAAGTCCAAGATGGGTCAAGCCCAGCGTGAAGAGGACCTTGCTGGATTGCGTGAGAAATACGTCGGTCAGTCCTTTGGGGTTATCAACGACATCATCATCGCATCGGCTGGAAAGAGCGAGGCAGCACAAAAGCGGGCTTTCAATGTTTCAAAGGCTGCTGCTATTGCCCAAGCCATCGTTAACACCTATTTAGCCGTAACATCTGCGCTCTCTACGGATTCAACAAAGTTGATATTCCCCGGACAAAGGTTTGTAGAGGCAGGTCTTGCCCTTGCTGCTGGTCTTGCAAACGTCGCCAAGATTAAGGCCCAACAATTCCAAGGCGGTGCAGGTGCAGGCTCTCCCGGTGCAGACGTAACGGGTGCAGGAGCAAGCGCAGCACCACCGCCCATCTTTGCGAACCCACAAACGACCAACCTCGGCACGGGCGAACTCTCGGCAGGCCAAGGTCAAGGCTCATCACCGATGCGAGCCTATGTCGTGGAACGGGACATCACCCAAAGCACTCGGAGGGTTCGGAGGTTGGAGGAATTTGCAACTCTTGGAGCCTAACCACATTTACCTGCATGGAACTACCCATTTACAGGATGACCGTTGACGAGGTGGATGAAGGGGTACAATTCGTGGCCCTGACCGATATGCCCGCCATCGAACGGCCATTCCAAGCCTTCAGCCAAGCCAAGCAGAAGTTCACCGAAACAGGCGAACGCAGGGTCCTGACTGGCCCTCTCATGCTTGCAGACACTCCCATCTTTCGCAAGGACGAAACCTACGGGGAATACTACGTCGTCTTTGACAAAGCCACCATCCGCAAGATAGTCCAAAAGTATTTCAAGCAAGGCAACCAGCACAACGTCAACGCTTACCACAACGCTGAACTGGATGGCGTGTTCATGTTCGAGTCCTTCATCACCGACTCCGAGCGTGGTGTGATGCCTCCCAAAGGCTACGAGGACACCCCCGACGGCTCTTGGTTCGGTTCCTTCAAAGTAGAGAACGACGAGGTGTGGGACAACCGCAACCTGTTCAGGGGTTTCTCCGTTGAGGGGCTTTTTGGAATGGACAAGACCGAATCCGAACTGGAGGTCGCACTCGCTGGCCTTGCTGACGAATTAACCGCTTTTTTGCAACAATTAACCCCCACCTACAAATCCAATCAACTATGAACCTGAAAAACGCAATCGAATCCCTGCGGACTGAACTCCGCAAATTCAGCACCCAAAAGCAGTCATTCGCTGACTACAAGTTGACCGATGGCACGGTTGTCCGTGTTGACGGCGACCTCGTTGCCGGGACTGCCGTTTACGTTGTAGCCGAAGACGGCACTCTCCCTGCTCCCGATGGCGAACACGTCGTTGAGGGCGTTGGCACAATCAAGACCGAAGGAGGCAAAATCGTTGAGGTCATCGCTGCCGAAGTAGCAACCCCGGTCATCGAGCCGTTGCCTGTTGCTGCTGAAATCACCCCCGAAGTGGCCGTTGAGGTTACCGAGGAAATCAAAGAAGCCTATCCTGCCATGACCCCCGAAGTTGTGGAGGCCATCGTCGCCAAGCACCTCGGAGCCATCATGGAAGAACTCAAAGCTGCCTACGCTGAAATGGGCAAGATGAAGGAGAAAATGTCTGCATTCGCATCGCAGGTTGAAACCATGGCCGACATCGTTGAGAAAGTCAGCGAACTCCCTGCCGAAGCCCCCAAGGCCAGCGGTTCCGCAATCGTTGAGCAACGCAAGGCCCAAGCATCGCAGAACTTCAACGCTCTCGCACAAGCACTTCAATCACTCAAAAAAAACTAAACCCCTAAACCCCCATTAACAATGGCATATTCGTTCACAGGATTAACCTCCTACACCGACCAAGAGAGGCTTCCTCTCATCACCAAAGCGGTATTCTCCGCTCGTTCAGCAGCCCTGTTCACCAAGCAGGTGGGCATCAAGTTCGCTGCTGCGTTGAACCTCATGGACACCGATGCAGTTCTGCAAGGCGGAGATGTTTGCGGTTACGCAAGTTCAGGTACGACTGCCTTCACCCAGCGGAATATCACCGTTGGCCGTATGAAAGTGCAAGAAACCTTGTGTCCTCGTTCCTTGGAGCAGTATTGGATGCAGACCCAGTTGACCGCTGGCTCTAACTACGAGAGTGTTCCTTTCGAGCAGGCTTTCTCCGAGCAGAAGGCTCTCCGCATCGCAGAGGCTTTGGAAAATGCAATTTGGAAGGGCAACACTTATTTCAGCGGTGTCAACCAGTTGTTGAACGCTGCATCGGGTTCAACTATTAGCGGTAACACAGGAGCGGTTTCGGCCTCCGTTGGTATCACTACAAGCAACGCAATCGCCATCTTCGACGGCATCTACAACCAAATTCCACAGGCCATCTTGACCAAGACTGATCTCGTGATCTTCTGTGGCTGGGACAACTTCCGCACGTTGCTTGGTGCGTTCAAATCAACCGCTAACGTCATGTACAACCAAGTCGACTTGGCTGGCCTTGCGGATGGTGACATCATGTACCCCGGCACGAATGTCCGTGTCATTGCGGTCCCCGGCTTGACTGGAACTAACCGCATCGTTTCTTCGTACCTCGGTAACTTCTTCTACGGAACCGACTTGTTGAGCGACGAAGAGCAATTCTCAATCTGGTTCAGCAAAGACAACGATGAAGTCCGCTTCCAAGCAGCCTTCAAAGCAGGTGTCCAAATCGCTTACCCCGACCTCATCGTAGACTTCCGCTTGACCTAATGTGTAGGGGGGAGGGAAACCTCCCCTCACTTTTTTGTTCTCTTGAAACTTAAACCCCAAATACACATATGTCCTGCGCACTAACAACTGGTTACACACTCGGCTGCCGTGATTCAGTCGGTGGCATCAAAGCAATTTACGTCCAAAACTGGATTTCTACCGGGTCCTGTAACGCTAACCTTTCAGGTGCGGTTACGGGGTTCACCGGATACAATGCAAGCGGTTTTTTTGAATACGACTTGACCAAAGCCACGTCATCCATGACCGAAACTTTGAACGCAAGCATGGAGAATGGCACAATCTTCTACTCACCTGAAGTAACCTTCACCATCAACAAAATGCAAGTCGCAGTACGCAATGAACTCCGTTTGCTCGCTCGTAGTAAAGTCATCGTCATCGTTCAAGACAACAACAGTCGCTACTGGTTGCTGGGTGCTATAAATGGCCTTGAGGCAACCGCTGGAACCGCTGGAAGTGGTACTGCCTTTGGCGACCGAAATGGCTACGAAATAACGCTTTCCGGAATGGAGCCTAACCCGATGTTCCTGATTGAATCAACAGTCTTTACACCATCGACTGCACAGATACTCGGCTCGTAGTATCTTCGCATCAGGTTTTCTTCATCTGAGGTTTGGGAGGGCAGTCAGCAATGGCTGCCCTTCTTATTTTTACCCCATGAAGATTTGTATCGTTTACAACGCCCATCCAACCGGGTGCAGTTTCTACCGCCTCGAAATGCCGAACGCATACCTTGGCGACAACTACCCGGAGTTCGACTATGTGTGCGTTGAGAACATCACCACCATCAGCGACGAGGGGTTGAAGTCGATTGACCTGTTCCTATTCAGCAGGCTTTGGTGTCAAGGGACGATGGAGCAGGTGGAGAATGTCTACAAAGCCCTGACCCAATTCGGGGCGAAAGTCATCCTTGACTTGGACGATTACTGGGTCCTTGAATCGGGCCACATCATGTATCGCCACTATCACCAAACCAAACTCGCAGAGGTCATCCGTAAGCACATCAAATTGGCTGATTGGGTTACCTGTACCACCGAGCATCTTGCTGCCCGCATACGGCCTCTAAATGCGAATGTGAGCATCTTGCAGAATGAGCCTTACGAAGCCTATCAGCAGTTCATTCCCAACCCGGAGGAAGAACCCGACAAACACCTCGTCAAGTTCGGTTGGTTCGGAGGGGCGCAGCATGGCGAGGATATGGAACTGCTCCGTGAGGCGATGCAGAAACTACGATGGGACGCAAACTTGGACGGCAAGTACCGCCTCTATCTCGGAGGGTGGAACGACAACAACCCCGTTTACGAGGGCTACGAGAAAATCATCAGCGACCAAGGGAACAACCCGAACTACGGACGAATCCAAGCAGCGGACATCTACTCCTACGTCGGGGGCTACAACTTCGTGAACGTTACCCTTGCACCGCTCCGGGACACCAAGTTCAACAAACTCAAATCCGAGTTGAAGGTCGTAGAGGCAGGGTGGATGAACAAAGCCATCATTGCAAGCGAAACCATCCCCTACACCGACGTAATCAAACACGGAGAGAACGGGTTCTTGGTCCCCTACAACAAGCCCAAGGACTGGTACAAGTATATCAAGCAGTTAATCCTTGACCCCGACCTGCGTAAGGGCTTGGCTGACAACCTCACGAGGGACATCAAGAAGCGGTTCAACGTGGCTGAAACCGCCAAGAAGCGGGCCGAACTATACAGGCAGATTGGGCGCAAATTGTGAAATTCGGGGGCATCGCACATTTACAAGCAGATGCTTTACCTGAACCCTGACACGACCAAC